TGCGGGATGTGCCTGCTCGATAGCTGCGCGAAGCGATGCCTGAGGTATCTCAGGCGGCAGCGCCATCGTGACACCTTCGGTCTGCGGCCGCCAGCCGAGAAAGGGAGGAACAGCTGACTGGGGCGCGACATTGCGGTTGCGCAGCGCCTCGAAAGCGCTCGCGAAAGGGGAAAGCTGAACCGTCGTACCAGCCATATTACCGCTCCCAACTGAAACCGTTGCGCCCGAAACCCCATTGGGTGGGCGCGAAAATCTTGCGCATCATCTCGCGCTTGGCGTCCATGACGTGCGCCTCGAACGACATGCGGAACTCGTCCGCGCGCTTGGCGTTGCCCGCGTCGGTGTCGACAATACGCAGCGCCAGATACGCCGCCCAGTCGAGCATCGCGAGATGATAGTCCTCCGGGATTTCCGGGACCGCGCTGAGCCCGGTCGGCACGAGCTTGTCGATGGGCAGCCGGATCAGGCGCAGCCGGATCGTCTCGCCGTCATAGTCCGCCGAGGGCGTCGGATACACACGCAGGGACACCACGCTGACAGACCCGCTGTCGTCCTCAGCCAGCGTCTCGTCCGTCGAGAACGCGAGCGGCTTACCCGGGGCGAGCGTCGTCAGCTGGGCGGGATCGAAGAAATACGTGTCCGGGACAACATAGGTATCAAACGCCGAGTGACCTGCCCGGGCGAGGTCCGCGTTGTCGCCGGTGAGTTTCGCTGACAGCACTGCCAGCACCGACGGATCAAGCACGTACTCGCCCTGACCTTCCACGAGGGTCACTGTCGTCACTGCCGAGCTGTTGTCCCGGATCACGAGCGCGCGGCGCGCGAAGCGCCGCTGGGCCTCATTGATGTAACGGACGAGCGTCGCATCGGACCAGAGATACGGATCACCCCCGGCCACCCGGTCGGAGCGGTCGTAGAGGATGTTGCTCCTCAGTTCGTCCAGCAATTCCGTCAGGTTCACGCGCGTGTCCTCGCCCCGAGTGCAGCCCCATAACTACCAACAAATGGCTGTGCCGTAAACCCTACGAAAAAAGGGCTGGCCCGAAGACCAGCCCTTCCCCATTCGGCCTCCCTGAGGGCCTACGCGACCCGCCGAAACGGGTACTTCATGCGGTCTCGGTAGCCGAGCACCTGATTGTCCTGCGGGTCAATGACCGGGGTCGAGACCACTGCGTGTTCGAGAATTTCAACGACCGCCGCAGGCACGTCGACTGCGACGCCGGGCGAGATCAGGAAACCCTTCCCGTTCAGGCCGACGAACAGCCCGGTGGGGGGAATATCGTTGTTGTCTTCGAGGATGATCTTGACCGTGTCCGTAGGCATGCCGACAGGCTTGCGCTTCTGGACCTTGATCTCCCCGACCTCGACATCGAGGTTTGAACCCATATCAATCGTCATCACTTGCCTCCGCTACCGCGCTATCGAACGATGAACCATACTCGTCGAGCGGCATGGCTTTGTCCAGATTTTTCGACAGGAAGTCGGTGACCTCTTTTACCGTCTTGAAGACGTAGCCCACTTTCGGGTCGCGCCACTGGCCGACACGTGTGCCTGAGTTGTCCCGCTTGTTGTTCGCCGCGACGATCTGAGGGTCAGTCAGCTCGACCTCGTAGCCGTTGTTCAGCCGCTCGATGCGGCACACATAGCGGTCCATGCTCGTCTCCGGAAAAAGGGAGGGGGACCGAAGTCCCCCTCAGCTGCTGCGATGGGTTAGCCCCAAGCCGACCAGTAGCATACCTTGGCGGACGCCGCGAGCGTCGCCGACAGGGTGACCGTGCCATCGGTGTTGATGACAATGGCCGAGCCCGTGTCCTTCGTGGTGGTGCCTGCAGTGACCTGCTTGACCACGTTGGCTGCCGCCTGCCCCTCGAATTTCTCCCAGAGGATGACGTCGGTTTCGTTGAAGACCCGCACGTAGCGCGGCACGAAGCCGAGCGTCAGCGTGGTCGAAGTGGCGTCACCGGTGAAGGTGCCCGAAGCGTGATTGACTACGCCCGCCGAACGGGAAGCTGGGGTGATGCTTGCCATGTGTCCTGTCTCCTATTACGCGGTCGCGCCGACTTCGAGGCGAGCCATGAAGGCGTCCTGAAGGATGACGGTCGTGGTCCACAGCTTCCAGCCGACGGTGCCGCGCTGCGCGAGCGGATCGCCGGGCGACGGCTTCGGATTGACCACCATCGGGGTCATGCTGTCCTTGCCCTTCAGCGGGACAATGCCGAAAGCATCGCGCCCGAAGTAGAGGATCGGATAGATGTCCGCAGCGGTGTTCGCCGTGGTGTAGCGGAGGTTGTTGGTCACCGCCGTGCCACCGACGTCCGGGATCGGTGCGATCACGGTCGAGGTGAGATAGCGGACCTGCTCGACCGAGCCGATTTCGCCTTCGAACGGTGTGGTGTGAGGACCATAGTCCGCGACCGGCTTGAAGCCGGACATGCCGCGAATGTCGGTTTCGCAGTCCGGGTGGCACACCGCGAAGTACGCCGCTTCGACCGACTTCGTGTTGTAGTCGGGGGTCGAGGCGACCACCTGCGAGATTTTCTTCGCATTCTGGCGGTTGAGGCCAGTCGACACGCGGCGCTGGTCAGCGAGCGAGATCGCGGTGACCACGTTGGCACGGCCCGCAACATTGTTCGCGTAGAACACGTTGGTGCCTGCCTTGAGCACGTTGTAGCGAAGCGTCTCGATGGTCAGCGCGGCCTGCTCACCGAGGATGTCGGTGGCCTGCTGGAGGACCTGATCGGTGTGCGTGTCCATGACCACATCGGTGATCGTGACATAGTTGCCGTACTGGGCCAGCGTCGCCGTGTAGTCCTGATTGGCGAGCTTGGTGCCAGCGGGGGTCACGCCTTCGACCAGCGGCGTGGTCGCCACCGGGATGAAGTACGAGCCCGAGCCCGAGCCTGCCGAACCGGTCGTGCCGGTCAGGAAGTAACGACGGAACTTGGCGGTCGTGGTCGAGTTGGTCGGCAGAGGATAGGTCTGACCGAACTTCTCCAGATGAAGATAGGGGAGTGCCCGGGTGAGCATCCGAACTACCGAGTAGGCGGCAACTGCCGGGGAGATATCCCCATAACCAGTAACTTGGGCCATTTTCAGCTCCTAGACAAAGTTTCAAACATCCCGTCGCCGGGGGTTTGGAATTTTGCTGAGCCGTGACCCCAACCGCTTGCTTGGTGGGTACGGGCAGCTCGATATTCCACAACGTACTGTAGGTTAAGTCCTTAGACCTGTCCAGCTACTATCTTACGCCCGGAAGTTTTTCTGCGAACGCGGCGAACGCGCTCTCGAAATCGTCCGGCTCGACTGCTGTGGGCGATGCGGAGCGCTTGGCCGGGATGGGCGCGAGCGCCGCTGCTGCCCGGGCCGCCTTCGACGTCGGCTCAGCCTTGGGTGCCGCCGGTGCAGCAGGCGCGAACACGGTGCCGGTATCCTTGCGGTACCGCTCGATCAGGTCCGAAATCTCGTCAACCGAGCCCTGCTGGATGACCTGCTGGTACGCTGCCCGGAGATAGTCCGGCTGGTTCCCGGCCCATTCGACAACCTTGTCCCGCACGTCCTCGTAGTCCGTCACGGTCGCGCGCAGGTCGCTGATGTGGGTCCGCTGCGCCAGCGTCTGGACAGTCTCCAGCAGCGGTGCGATCTCCTTGGCGAACTCGTTGAACACGTAGCCCACCAGCTCGCGATACTCGGCGCGACGCTTGAGCGCCTCGCCCTTGGAAATATCGGGCCAGTCCTTGTCGTAGGTCGACAGGAAGCTCTGCTCCTCCTCGGTGAACACCGGGGGAGCCTCGACCGCCGGAGCGGCCGGTGCCGGTGCCGCAGGCTCGGGCGTGGTCTTGACCAGTGCCGCCAGCCGCGCCAGCAGCGCGTCGTCGCTCTCGCCCTTCGGCTGCTCGGCCACAGGGGCCGCAGGCTCCGGAGGCGTGTCCCCCTGCCCTTCGGCGGGTGGTGCCGATGCGTCTGGCTCACCAGCGCCGTCCGCAGGTGCGGACGTGGGCTCGCCGGGTTCGCCAGCAGCAGGGGCAGGGGGGTCTGCCGGAGGCGTTTCACCGCCCTCGACAACCGGGTCCGCGATGATGGCAGCGACTTCCTCGGGCTTGCTGCCCTCGCCAAGACTGCTCAGGCGCTCGAATGCTGCTGCGAAATTGTCGTCACCGGTCACGTCGACCATTCAAATCACTCCTCGGAACCTGTTTTCAGTGGGGGTCGCTCGATCAAGCGCTTCACTTCCCGGAGGGTTTTGGCTTTGGTTTGCAGGGCATGTACGTCTCCTTGCGGCGCAGCAACCATCTGCTCCTTGGTATCCTCGTACATCATGTCGAGGAGCTGACACAAGCTCAAATAGATGTGTGTGCCTTGTGCCTCGAAAACCACCGCCGCGTGGCGCGCGATCTCAGCCTTGCGACTGCTCATCTTTATTCATCCCTTGTTCCATCACGCTGAGCGCGGATGTCACCGCCGCCGCATCTGCCGCAGCGCTGTTCTTCTGCCCCTGCGTGATGTTCTTGAACGCCTGTGACAGCGTCTCGCGCACCTGCGCCTCCATCTGCTGCTGCGCCTGCGCCTGCTGCGCGGCCGCTGCCTGCTCCTGCGCCTCCTTGCGCCGCTGGGCGACATCCGGAGGCACCAGCATGTCCCCGAGGTCACGCACGTTGAACCGCGCCTCGACCAGCTTGCGCTCGTCGACGTGGAGCATTTCCTCCGGCCGGATGCTCATGGCGAGCTGGTCGATCTGCATCCCGCGCACCTCCTTGGCCATCAGGCTGGTGGCACCGCGCGCGATCACGTTGTAGTCCCCAGCCATCGCCTGCGCCGGGTTGTACTTGTGATTGAACCCGACCATCGACGCCACCAAGCTCTGGGTGAAGCTGTCGAAGTTGCGGATGATGTCCTTGAACGGCAGCGCCGCGTCACCCCGGAGCATCGACGCCCCGGCAGCCGTGCGCATGGGCTCGCTGGGAGCCTGCGCCATGTCGCCACCGGTCGCCGGACCCACGAAGGTCTCCATGTCGGCGAACCCCATGAAGGTCTCGATGATCTTGAGCAGGTCGCCCAGATGCGCGTCGATCTGGACGTTGCGCACTGCCGGGAACTGGGCGTCCGGCCCCATGCCCTCGCGGTACCAGATTTTGTACGCGGCAATCGTCTTCAGGTCCTGATCCGGCCGCATCAGATCGGTGTTGATCTCGATGTTGGGTCCGCACGTCACCGACGCGTTGTCGAGGAGCATGCGCGTCGCCGCCGCGACCGACATCTGGCTGTCCCGCATGATGTTGGGCAGGCCATTGCCGACCACGCTGGTATCGTCTTCCTCGAACTGGAAGGCATGCAGGGTGCGGATATTTGCCCCCAGCTCCACCCACGGGTTGAGCGATGCCTTGATCACGTTGCCGTCGATCATCCAGATTTCGGCATCCAAGTCGTCCGACAGCATGTCCTCGGCGACCTCGACCCCGGCCATGCGCAGGTAGCTCCCGCTCACCGAGCCGCGCCAGATCAGCACCTCGTATTTCGCTGTCTCGGCCTTCTGCTCGTTGACGTTGATCTTGACGCCCATGACGCGAAGCTCGCTCTCGAACGTCTTTGCCTTGTAGTTGCCCTGCTGCGTCCGCGACAGGTAGGTCTTGATCTGGCTCGCAAAAAAATCGGGCCGGTCAGCGAGGCGGCGCACCTGCGCCCGGCTCATCACGCGCCGGATGAAATAGCCGTCCATGCCCAGCAGCGTCTTGGCCGACATGTCGGGGTAGAAGTCCCATACCGACAGGAAGTCGTACTGCGGTTTGTAGGTGATCTTCTTGATGGGTACCGGCTGCTGCGAGTTGGGGTCGAGTGTCCACGCGTTCTTCTCGATCTGGCGGACGTAGGGACCCTCCAGCAGACCGAGACCGTACATGATCCCCGACAGCGCCGCCTTGCGATTGAGCGCCACGTAGTCGAGCGTCTGGTCGCCTCCAAGCTCCTGCAGCTGGTCGTCGATCAGCTCGCACAGCTCCTCGGCCTTGTCGTCGGCGTAGCGCTGCAGCGCGGTCTCGACGGTCTCCTCGGTCAGCTCGAACTGGCCTCCGTCGGCCTGCACCTGCGCTGCATATGCTTGGATTGCCGCCACCACGTCGTTGTCGCTCATGTCGGGACTGGGGCTGGCCTTGACCTCGTAGTTGCGCTCGTTGCCCGGGAACATCAGGTTCATGATGCGGCTGAGCACGCTGATGCATTTGACCCGCGTCAGGCGCGGATAGGCCCGGGACCGGTTGGGTGCCAGCTCCTTCTCGGCCTCGGGGTCGTAGATGCCGAGGAACTGCCGCAGGTTGCGCAGCCACTTCAGCTCGGCGATGCGCCGGTCGCTCTCGTACTGGGTGAACAGCTTGGAGAGATGCTGCCCGAGCGACCTCAGGTCATCCGAACTGATCGACCTGACCGGCGACGGTGCCGGGACCTCTACCGCCGGAGGCGCGAGCGCGTCCAACGATACCGAAGCCATGAGTGATGGTGCTGTCGCCATGCCCTACCTCGCGTGATACCCCCCACCCCACGTCAGGGGTGGCTTGAAAGCCTTCTGGTAGCCGCTGTATCGCTCCTCGCGCTCGCTTTGTCGATGGAAATAGCGGCAGAGGTACCCGAAGCTGTCCCCGGGGTGGCTGTAGGCGTTCTTCTCGGGCTCGGCCCCCTTGATGATGTCGCGCTTGCGGTCCAGCGCGTAGCGCCACCCGCCCTTGAGCGCCCGGACGAGCACAGGGCACTCCTTGGGGTCGATCACGAGCGCTGGACCGAGGTCCACGAGGCGCGTCGTGAAATGCTCGATGGCATTGAGCCGCAGCGGCAGGCGATTATTGGTCTCGATCTGGACCCGAAAGTAGCGTTTCAGGATGTCCACGACGGTTTTCTCGTCGCCGCCAGTGCGGTTTCCCGCCGCCGGATCGGGCGCAATAATGACGTTTTTCAGGTCCAATTCCGGAAATCTGCGCCGCAAATAGGGCTTGAGCAGCTCCCTTACGAAGCGATCCGCACCATATCCCGACTGGACCAGCTCCCCCAGCACGAGCAACCGCCCGTGGAGGTCCTGCTGCCCGAGAATGGCCGCTGACCCGCCGATCCCGGGGTCGAACCCGATGATCATGGGCAGGTTGCGGTTGAAGCGCGGGGCCTTGGCCGGAGCCGCGACGTGGATGTCGGCCTTGAACGTCGCCACCACAGGCTGCCCCGAGATCGAGAAGCCCCACTCGGCTTCGAGGAACTGCTTGACCCACGCCTCGGTCTTGCCCTTGGCCTGATTGGTGTAATAGTCGCGCCCGCCCGGCAGGTTCTCGGTGTTCTCAGCCCCGTCGGAAAAGCCCGAGGGCTGGAGGAAATAGTTCGCGTTGGGCGGCAGGCATGCCTCCTCGCCGGGGTTGTGGAGGTAGTCGAACCACCAGTTGTCCTCGGTCGACGGGTTGCTGGAGCCCCACATGCCCCAGTTCGTAGCCCCGCCGTCCTTGGCCGAGGGATAGCGCCCGCAGCGGGCGGAGAGCGCGTCCACGATCTCGCGCGGCAGCTCGACGAACTCGTCGATGATGGCGAAGGTGACTTCCAGAGAGAGCACCCGGGCGATGTCGTCGGGGGTGTCAAGCGGGCGAAACTGCACCTCGCACTCCACGTCGCCGAACCTCAGGATGAAGTCCTTCGGCGTCGCCAGCCACTGGCCCGCCTGCCCGTCCTTGAACCACGTGAACCACGACTTGAGGGTGGTGTCGCGCAGCTGGGTGGAGGTGTTGCGGACGACCACTGCGCGTGAGCGCCGGATGCCGTCGACGGGGCTGGGGGCCTGCTGCTGGGCCATGTAGATCAGCTTGAAGAAGATGCCCGTCGTCTTGCCGGACCCCACGGGGCCGACGATCCAGTCGTAGAACAGCTCCCCCGGCCGGAAATCCTTGATGAAGTCCCGGATCGTCGGAGGAGGCTTGTAGTTGATCGTGTCGGACATGGCTCAGCAACACACCTGCCGCTGCTTGCGCTGAAGCTCCTGCACCCACGCTCGTGCGTCGGAGACGGTCTTGAACCTCGACGCTATTGCGTGATCGGGTGTGCCGTCATCGACCAGCACATCGGCCCCTTTCTCGGTCGGCACGATGCGTAGCGACGCCCCGCCCGCGACACCTTCGAAGATCATCATGCCACCAGCTGCCAGTCTTCCGCGAGGATGTCGGTCTGGCTGGCGAGCCACGGAACCACCTTGTCGTCGGCGGTCTTCATGGCGATGAAGACGCTGTGCGAGCAGGTGTTGAGGGCGGTGTCGCCGGTGCCGTCCCAGTGGGCGACCCGGAAGATGAACATGTTCGCGCCGTTCCACCCCAAGCGGGCAATGCGTCCGCCAGCCTTCAGCTCGGCGAGTGCGGTACCGAAGTCCATGTGTGTCTCCTTCGTGTCAGAGCTGGATGTTGATCTGGAGGGCCGTCCCGATGCTCTGGGAGGCTTGGTCCTTGGACCCGTCGAGCCCTGCGGCGCGGATCGTGAACTTGATCAGGTCGGCCTGCACCGACGGGGGCACCACGTCAGGCGAGGCGTGGATCATCGACCAAGACTTCTTCAGCAGTTCCTCGGACTGGAGCCGGGCCTTGAGCTTGAAGGACATGCCGTCCTTTTTCACGGCCTCCACGGCGTGGCGCAGGTCAGCCAGAAACACCGGGTCCCGCCGGATGCGGTCCCAGTCAGCCTTTTCGAAACCATACGCCTCGCAGATGTCCTTCACCGGTGCCGTGCGCAGCGCCAGTTCGATAGGAAACGTGGGCGGATAGCCCAGCGAGGCGGGGTCCTCAGGAGAAACGGCGGGTAAAGTAGCCATACGCACATTATGCACCAACAGCTTGTGGTGCACAAGTCTGGAAAATTTCCCAGAAATTTCAAAGAAAAAACGCGTTTAAAATATAAAATTGAGGAAAATCTCAAAATCTTTCGGAGGTATGGAGAAGCTAGGACCCATGCGCGAAAGCAAAACCCCTTGGGGGTGGTCAGCCCGGGGCAAGAATTACTTGGGGTAGGGGGGGAGTGTGGTACAATGGAGACAGGCAAGAGATTGCCCGCTTGTGAGATGTTCTCACAAGCATTCATCTACTGACAGGAACAAACACCATTATGGCTACTTCATACATTCCCGCACGCATTGACGTCCTCGCTCTTATCGCGGCCGCAGAAGCCAAGCTCCCTACCGTCGACGCTATCGCCAAGCGAGCCAACAAGGAAACCAAGCAATGGCACAAGATGCAAACCGACAAGCGCAATGAGGTCACAGCGCTTGTCAGCAATTCCGCTGTCGCGGCGCTCGCTATCGCGTCATTCAACGCAACGAAGTCCGGCGCGGATATCGCGCTCCTCATTCATCAGGCTGGCGGACAAGACGCGGCGCGCACTGAATTCATTGCTGGCGCGATGGCGGCCATCCTCTATCCCGAGGCGCATGATGGCGATGGCTCGAATATGACCGTCGCCGGAGCAATCGGCTTGGCGCGCGCCTTGCTCGACAAGAAAGGCTACAAAGCCGATGCTACCGACGCTGACAAGCGCCGGACGGAAGCGGAAGAAAAAATCTACGCCACGGCTCGTCAGCGTTGGTCGACGGCATTGCGCGACGCCGGGCTACAGTCCGAAAGCAAGAAAGCCGGGAACAGCAATGCGAAAGGCTCGCAAGTCGGAGACACTGGCGACAAGAAACCGGCCGTTGACGTGTTCAACACGGAAAAGCCGGTTAGCGTTCGTGTGACGCCAGAGTCTAAATCGGCCAAGGAAATCCACGCAACGTTGCAGCGCGCTGCAACGGCCGTGTTTGCCCTGATCAATGGCCCGGCGTTCGATGCTGATAAGGCGGCCGTAGAAGCCTTCTACAGCGCGATGTTCCCCGAGGACGCGGCCAAGGACGCGCCGACCGAATAAACCTCTCCAATGGCCCTGCTAGAGCAATCTAGCAGGGCTTTTTTGTGTCCTCTCACCATGCGCTTTGTGAGCGCGCCTCACAAGCCCGGATCACGCGTGCCAGCACGCGGACGGACGCGACGCCGCGAGGCTTGGCCGAGCATCTCACAACGGCGGAGTAGTAAGCGCGCTCAGTACACGTGGCAACGTGTTGGCCAGATGCGGCGGAGTAGTTAGTGCACCAACAGGACACGCGTTGTGAGATACGCTCACAAAGAAATAACGTGTTGGCCAGATGCGGCGGAGTAGTCAGTACGCGTGGTCGAGAGCGGATTTTTGGCCTTGGGACACCAGTGGGGGCAGAAGGCAGAAATATGTTGTTGTATTTGCCCGATAATTAAATTTTGTGCCTTTTACACCACAATTCCTGCCTTCTGGTAACCAAGGCTAAGTGGTTGTCTTATATATATATCTCTTTAACAGAAGGCAGAAAAGGCAGAAAAGGCAGTGATTTTTGGGGACATATTCTATACGCGCGCGTGTGAGGCCATCAAAGAAATAACACGTTATCTCGTTGGCAAACACAAGGGCGGGGGGACCCTCCCATTCTCAGTGTGCATATATATTGTCGAAAAAAGTTGCCTTTTCTGCCTAGTGAGCCCTTTTCAATAGCTTGCAGCCCATACCTCGTGCCTTTTCGGAGG